TTACTCCAGTTATAGCCCCAACTAAACCTTTCATATCTGTTAAGGTTTGTTTAAGAATCTCTTTACCGCCCATATCGAAAAACATTACAGCAGCTAACTCATCGAATTGAGTTTTAAGTAAATCCATAGCACCACTAACAGTATTAAGCTGGTTTATAGCTGACTGCCCTATCACGTCTTCTTTGGCAGCGTTCTGTAATCTAGCCAACTCAGTTCTATAGGCTATTAAGTCTTTAGTACCATTCTTAGTAAGCTGCAAAATAGCTACAGCAGCTTCTTTTTGGAATACATTAGAAACGAAATCTAAATAGCTCTTATTAGAAACTAACTCTCTTAAAGTAGTTAATCTCTCAACCATGTAGTCTAGACCTTTAAAGTTACCTGTCTCAGTCCATACATCAAAGTTAAATCCAGTCTCTTCTCTGAAAGCAGTTATTGTGTCTGTAGCTTTTTTAGTAGGTGAAGCAAATCCTAACATTGCAGATTTAAAAGATCTAGTAGCTTGACCGCCACGTAAGTTACCTTTACCTATCTGAGTAACCATAGCTGCACTCTCCGCAAGACTAACACCTAATATATCCATAGTAGGAGCTAAGAACTTAAAGGACTCGTTCATATCACTTACAGATATAATAGAATCGTTAGCAGCCTGTACGATCATGTTTAAAGCATCTCTGGTATCATAGCCAGTAGAACGTAAAGTTTTATCCTTGCTTAAAGACTTACTAAAAGTAGCTTGTATTTGAGATAACATCTTCATGGCAGTCTCAGGAGACTCTCCAGTAGCTAGAGACATATCAGCCATAGTCTTTAACATGCCTCTAGGGCCTACTTGTTTAGATAAGTCAATACCTGCTTTAGATAAGTCTACAGAGAGGTTAGCCAAGGTATCCATAGTGATACCGCTCTTTAAAGCTACTTCTCTTATATTAGCTTCAGCAGTTTTTAAATCAAAAGATTTATCATCAGAAGATATTGCCTTCATTAAAGCAAGCTGCCTTTCTACGTGCATAGACTTCTTCATGAAGTTATGAGCCGTATATAGAGTTCCTAGGCCAGCACCGAAGGACATGAAACCTCCAGCAACCATGCCACGCCCAACTCCTTTAAGCCCACTAGCCATATTTTTTCTGGACTCGTGCTGTTTTTGCTGATCTAATAATCTCTTCTCTTCAGCTATTTTAGCATTTAGTTTTTGCTGTGCTTCAGCAGCACTTCTAGCCTCAATACCATAAGTGCGAAGCTTATTAGAAGCTTGAGCTACTTGATCGTTCACTGCTTTTTGTTTATTTCTGTATTCTTCTAATTTAGCTTTCTGCTTGTTTATTGCCTGCGTTAAAGTACCATAAGCATCTCCAGTCTTAGCGGCTTCTTGTTGAAGCTTGTTTAACCTCTCTTCAGATTTTCTAATAGCATTGCTTAAAGCTTTAGTGCTATTTTCCATCTTCTTCATTTTATTAGATATGTCTAAGGCATCATCTAACTTTTTAACTTTCTTTTCAAAATCTTTTACTGTGTCGCCAGCCGTCTTAAACGAAGACATAAAGCTCTTCGTTAGAGTAGCAACAAGCTGCATAGTTATTCTAGAGTCGGACTTCATTGGTATTCTCCTCTAGCTTTGTTCATTTGATACTCTGCGATCTCGTTCTCTCTAGCAATAGCTCTACTCGCCATCCTGCACCAAGAATTAAGCTCACCTAAAGTAAAGCCCATACAAATATTGTAGTCCCAGTGCATAGCCCTAGATAGGTATACTACGTCCTCGAACACATTTAGCCAATCTTGATCGTCTCTTATTGGACGATCAGTGAAAAAAAAGCGTATGCCAACTTCTTAGCATCGTATGTGCAAAGTGAAGATAACTCAGTCTCGCTTAACTGAACGTCAGGTTTTTCTGAGCTATACGTACACGCAGCCATCAATTTTATAAATTTATCTGGTTTAGTCTCAGGCCAAATAGTGTAGTCATCGTCATTAGACTCTAGCTTGATCCCTGCTTTATTTAATGCAATTTTTTGCCCTAAAGTTAACTGCTTAACTATAAGCTCTTTGCACTCCACAGTCTGAACGGCTATAGGCTGAACCAAGGAAATTACTTTCTGGGTATCTACGTCAGTCCTGCCTAAAAGTGTAGCTACACCTTCCAGCATATCAGCTTTAACTTTTTCAGCTTCTTCCCTAGTCATAGGTTTTTCTGGAATTTTATCGTTATTATCGGTCATATCTGACCGTAATTATACTACGAGCGTATTTACTTATTATAAAGAGGTTCCAATACCAAGAATACGTCTGTAATTAACTGCTTGATCTAATCCACCAATAACTTCTTTAAGGTTAGGGATATCTATATCTTTAAGAACTCTACCATCAAACATTTCTTTGTACTGTCTTAACTGTAATTTAAACTTGTACTCGCCTAGACCAGCACCGTTTTCAGCAGTTCCCTTATCTTCTTCAGTAACCATACCAGCACCAGTGTGATACCAAGTATGCTCTGAACCATCTTCTGACTGAACTACTTCTCTTAAAATAAATCTTACGTTTTGCCCTTGGTTTAAACCAGTTAGGGAAAGAATATCTGGATTAACATCAAACAGAGTAAACTCCATTTCGATAGCTTTTAAACCAGTCTTGATAGGAACTGGGGCACTAAAACCAGCAGGACGATAGCTTTCAACTTCGTTACTGACATTAGGTCTCATAACGCTTTTAGCTTTACCTGTTAAATCTATAAGATTTACGATAAGGGTGTAATTTCTACAAACTCTTGAACCTTGAACCATATTAAATTACCGCAGCCTCCGTAAATTCAGTAACGTATCCGTTTGTTACTTTAGTTAAAATATTGATTGTTTGTGCTGGGCTTGGGAAGCTAACCGCAATGTTGAAGTAAACATTACCAGCAAGTAATTCAGCAGGTGTGTTTATGTCTGCACTAGCAGGCCACGCCTCACCATCTAAAATAACCTCTTGTCCTTTTAAAGTTAGTAACTGATCGTTTAGATACTCTGTAACTAAATCAATATAACCAGCAGTTATTTTTGCATCTATGAATTGAATAGATCCTTTAGAGATTATTCTACCTAGATAGTCTATCCCTCTCTTAACACAGTAGAATCTTGATTGGTCTTGTGTTTGAGAAGTAGAATAGTTACCAAAAAGTCTGAAGCCGTTATTATTTATAATAGTTGCTACACCGTTCTCGTTTAGATAATTAGTATCAGATGCTACACCTTCTTCAGAGAAGATTGCTAGGTTGAAGCTAGCTGGTTTAGCTAAAGATTCAATACCTTTGATAAGTCTGTTAGAAGGAGATAAAGTTACGCCACCTACTAAGTTGTCTGTGCTAGCTATTAATCCCGCAACTGAAGCTGCTGAAGGTCTAGTTAGTAATTGACCGTTTATAGTTTTTCTGATAAATCCTAAGCTTACAGCCAGGATTCTTTCTGAAGGGTTATTGTAAGCGTAAGATACCCCATCTTCTTTAGTAGTATTAGGGGTATCTGTTACTACAGTAGTACCGCAAGTATTAGCTAATGTTAAAAGTTTATTAACAACAGCATTAAACCCGCCACCTACTGGAATAGTGTAAGTCCAGTCAGGAGCTATTAATATAGCGTTACCTAAATCTATTTTTAAAGTAGACGGAATATCTGCTATTTGCTCAGCACCAGTCTTAGTTCCGCCTGAGTTTGTCCCGATTATATTAGTGCCAGTTATAGCAGCACCGCTTACTTTAGAGTAAGAAGCAACTATAGTAGCTCTAGGAGCTATTTTACTTGCAGCAGTTCTAGTTAGAACTCCAGTTTCAGCGACTAGTGTATAGTCTGTATTAGCAGCTAAAGTAGCTGTATAAGCTATAAGAACTTCTGCACCAGCAGGGATATTAACAAGTAGATTAGTAATAGTGTTAGTAGATACGTTATAGTCTGTAGAGTTACTGTAAGTAGTTACTCCGTCAGCAGACTTAACTGAAGTTACCGCAGTGATACCTACAGGTAAAGTTATAGTGTTGTTTGCAGAAAATCTTAGTTTAGTCGTGATTGCAGTAGTTGTAGTTAGTGCAGAAACATAACCGTTAGCTAATTTAGCTTTTCCATTAGCTCCAAAAACTACACTCTCATTTGTTACTGAAGTAACAGTAGTACTAGGTAAAACATTTATTACTATTAAAGGAACTGTCGCCTGAATAAATATATCAGCAGCATCTTTAGGAATGGTGAACTCATCGTTAGTTACCGCTCCGAATTTTTTAATAACATCATCTATAGAATTACATAGAGTAGGTACGTTTGGCCCTTTACCTGCTGTTCCTAAAAGAACTATTGCAGTACTGCTAACATTTGTAGCTGGTCTAGCCAGAACTTCGGTTGTATATTGTGTTCCGTGGTGAAAAGGCATCTCGTGAAAAAACTCCTAATGACACAAGGTCATCTAGTTAAAGTGTACTTCGGGCGAGTTTATGGAAGCCTACGTCCTAATTTATTAATATCGTGCTTGACGATTTCAAACTCCTCTCTTACAAAAGTTGTTAAGGTCTCCATTCTGGATTGTATGTTTAGTAATGGAGCTAGGGAAGCGTTCATCTTCTCTACATTGAGGGTTAGGTCGTTGATACTTTTAGTTATTACAGGGAAATTAACTGTGGCAGTGTCTATGAAAGACACCATAGACGAAAAAACTCTAGGGAGTTGTGTAGTGCACAAGAACACTAAAACTGCTATGAAGGATAGACATAGAGTAAATATTACTATAGGTATCCAGTTACCTACAAAGGTGACTACTATGTCAGATACTATCTTTGCAGTCTCTTCTGTAATGTTTAAACTTATAATCCCCATTACAAAAAGTGTACCTACAAAGTGGTTACTCCGATAGCTGTAATGTCATCATTACCGTCTCTAGTTAAAGTAACTTGGTAAGTAACTCCATTAACAGTGGATCTATAACTATTTAAAACATCTAATGTATATACAAAATTACTTAAAGTTTCTTCTGCGGTTTGGTAAAAAGTTATATTACCGTTGCCATCCCTAGTGATCGTAGCAGTAGTAGGCATA